AGCCGTGAGACAGTACGAAAAACAACTCAACTAGGAGGATGACATGGAAGGCAAGTTTGTAATCGTTCGGACGTATTCAGCCGGTGTTCATTGTGGCGTTTTGTCGTCGCTGAAAGACAAAGCCGCCATACTCACCGACGCCAGGCGCATTTGGCGTTGGCGCGGCGCTAACTCTCTGCATGAGGTTGCCTTGCACGGAGCCGCCGAAGACTACACCCGGATCAGTGAGCCGGTGCCGGAGATCCTTCTTACAGAAGCGGTCGAAGTAATTCCGTGCGTGGCGACGGCGCAGGAGAATCTGACACGTAGTCGGTGGGGTACGTGATGGAAAACGATGGCAGAGGTAATGCCAACGGGTGCGGGGACGGGTACGGGTCCGGGGCCGGGTACGGGTACGGGGACGGGGACGGGGCCGGGTCCGGGTACGGGTACGGGTACGGGTACGGGTACGGGTCCGGGTTCGGGGACGGGGACGGGTACGGGAACGGGTACGGGTCCGGGTTCGGGGACGGGAACGGGTTCGGGTGCGGGGACGGGTACGGGTACGGGTCCGGGGCCGGGTACGGGGACGGGGCCGGGTCCGGGGACGGGTACGGGTACGGGGGTACGTGAGATGGAAAACGATGGCAGAGGTAATGCGAACGGGGCCGGGAACGGGAACGGGGACGGGGACGGGGACGGGGACGGGGACGGGGACGGGTACGGGGACGGGTACGGGGACGGGGACGGGTACGGGGGAGGGTACGAGGACGGGGACGGGAACGGGAACGGGTTCGGGTACGGGTACGGGAACGGGGGAGGGTACGGGTTCGGGTACGGGGACGGGAGTACGTGATGGACGCAAGAATGACCATTGCCGGACTTTTAGACCGGGCACAAAAGGCCGAGGCCGAGGCGTCCAACCGGGAGGCTAAGGTGCGGGAGTTGGAAGGCGTGATTGCCATGCTTCATGCGGAGCATGTCCAATGCGCCGCCAGGTGCCGGGCCATGACCGCTGTGGTGGACGCCGCCCGTGAGATACCGGCCCGCCCGTCGTCCGTTCACCGTCTGCTCACACCGGGTTGGAAGGAGCTAAGAGAGGCGCTGACCAAGTTGGACGAGCCTCAGGCGAGGGGCGCAGGCACTCCAGAAGGCCGCGGTTAGGGTGAAGGCTGCGGCAGATCCGCACCTGGACGGCACCGACAGTCGCGAGCCCCAGGAATAGCACCAGGAGCAGCCTGACGAGGCTCCAGGCGTCCTTGGACTTCCGGCCGAGGCGGACCTTCAGGATTGTGTAGCGGGAGTTCTGGGGCTTGTGGGTCACTTCAGGGTGAGGCTTCCCTTGGTGACGGTACGGAGTAGGAGGAAGACGGCGCCGAGACCCGAGACGACATACTCTGGGTGAATGGCGACGAACGGCCCGACTCCGGGGATCCAGGGGGCTGCGGCGGTAAGGACCGATGCCCAGAACGTTTTCGAAGCGTAAAACGGGGTAGATTCAGGTGGGCGAAAGTCGACCATGGCTTATCTCCTTTTTTTCAAGTCTCGAATCTGAACATGAGCCGCATTGACGTCCGCTTGCGCCTTCTGGACGTCCTGCTTTAGAAGGACCCGCGCTATCTTCTCGTCTTGGAACTCTTTGGCGATCCCGACTAGCGCCGTCATCGCCCCTTTGATCCAAGCGATCTCGCGACCAACCGCCCAATATGCGATTGCCAACGAGACTAAGGCGCCGCCCCCGGCGAAGACGATCTTCTCCAGGATCGGCGTCATGACGATCACCCGCCACCGCCGCTGGCTTTAAGGTTGACCGTGAACGTCCCGGCCCCGCCCGTCGACGTCCAGACGGCCCTAACCCACATAAAGCAAAGCAGGCTCCTCGGGAGGAGGCTCGTCGCCCCTGCAGCGACTGTGACGGTCGCCGCCGGGATATCGACCCAAACGACGGGAGATTTCTGCTCGTTGCTGGCCTGCAGCTTGAGGGTGCCGGCCGCGGCAACGTCAGAGAAGGTGACGACCGCCGACATCTCCTCGAGGTAGCTGGTATCGACGGCCGCCGAGTTGACCGTCCCGCTATTACTAGCGTCATTTAGCACAGTGTCATGGAGAAACCGCATGAGGACCCTCCTTTAGAAGCTTGGCCCGGAGCGTTTCTAGCGCTTGGATGATCTGGGCGTGCTGCACCCGGGAGAGGCTGAGCCCCTGTGTCACTTGGTCGAGAATTGAGAGAGCCTGTTCTGAGGTCATGTCCGCTCCGTTAGTTGAGATCCGCCCACGAGCCCGCCGCGTAGACCTGCAGCTTGTCCGTCGTCGTGTTGTAGATGACCATGCCGGCGAGTGCCGTCAGGGCATTGCGGGCCGTCGTGTCGAGGTTGGCAAACCTCACGGCCAGCGTCTCGAGCTCTAGGCCGCAACTGTCGTTAGCCGGGCGGTCGGTCGAGCCGGCGACCCCGCCGATCTTAAGGCTCTTGTTCATCCAGTTGGACTTGGCTGCCCGGTCGTAGAGCCCCCAGCTATAGGTTCCCGGGTCGCCGAAGGGGAGGGCGAAGTCAAAGCCGATCAGGTTGGTAATGGTTTGCGTCCCGCCCTCTGGGAGGCAGAAGGCTTTGACCATCGACGCGGTATCGATCGTTCCCCCGGTGTTGCCGCTGTCGAGCGCCATGCCGAAGGCGCCGCCGGTGGCCTGGTCGACCGTCGCGCCAGTGAAGATCGAGACAACCGCGGCGGCGAATGTCGCTGCGACACCGATCCCGAAGGCGCTGGCCGTCGAAGTCGAGTTGGCTCCGAAGCCCATCAGGCCGATGATCTCTGTGCCGATTGTATCGTCGTTGGTGATCGTCCCAGAGGCCGGGCAGTCGACCGAGCTGATGAAGCTATGAACCGAGGCCGGGTTGCCGCTTCCGGTCACGACGGTTTGTTGCCCAAAGGCGTCGATCTGCTGGAATGACGATCGCCCGTTCTGGACTTGGATGCCCCGGACCTGCCCGGAAGTAGCGCAGCCACCCATGTTGACGACGATGCCGTTGGCGTCGCCAGATCCAGTCGTGATCTGCGGCGAGACGCTAATACCTTGGTACTCGAAAGCCCCCGTGTCGCCGATCGTGCCGCCAATCGCGAGGCCCTGAGTCGTGCCGCCTGTCACCGTTCCGATGTTCAGCCCGAGGAAGTAGCCTATGGCACTATTGGCCGAAGTCGTGATGGTTGGCTCGACGCTTACCCCCCGGAACTGGCCGCCGAGCGCGCTGATCTGCGGGTTGGCCACCATGCCGAAGAAGCCGCCGGTCAGCCCTGAGTAGTTACCCTGGACCTGATAGCCAAGGAACGAGTTAAAAGTCGTCGTGACGTTGGGCGACAGACTGAAGCCGCTGTAGTTACCAGAGAAAGTCCCGTTGACGTTGCCGGTGATAGTGACCGCCCGGATATCGGTGAGAGAGCTGCCAGCGTCGGCGTCCATCGTCGCATTTAGAAAGGTGACGTTGCCGCTAGAGGAGACGCCCGTCTTGAAACGGGCGTACATGCTGGCGGCCCACCAGTTCCGGAAAGTCTGAGCATCGACGCCGTTTCCATACTCGCCACGCATATCGCTGATCAAAACGTCATTCCAGCTCGACTTGTTGATCGAGTCGAAAATGAGCTGCTGCATTAGGATCTGTCCAGATCCGTCTGTGCAGTAGGAGAAGCCTGAGTCATCGGTGCCAAGCGCGAAGCGGGTCTGGTTGGCCGTCCACGTCGAGTTGACGATGTTCATCGTCGGGTTGATGGCATTTGAGTACCAGTTCTGGACGTTGTTCGTTGCGTCCGGCAGGGAAAGATCTTGGTTGGCCCGCACACCCTGGAAGGTGTTGTCGTAGAGCCAGCCGAAGTTGCTGGTGACCAGGGCTCCAGTATTATCAAAGCCGGCGAAAGCGTTGTTAGAGCCGGTGACCGCCGTCCCGCCAGGAGCCCAGTAGAGGGCGCCGGCGCCGTCGTTGTGGAGGACGTCGGCAGAAGCCCCCTGCGAGCCAGGGAAGGTGATCGCCACGCCGTTGATCTCGGTCGGGCCAGTACCACCCCACTTGGAGCCGATGGCGCCGTTGCCGTACTGATGCATGACGCCGTCGCTTGGAGATGTCCAGCCGGTATCGAAAGACGTCTCATTGAAAAGGTAGCCGGAGTCCGCTGTCGTGCCTTCAGCCATGACGATTCGGCCGTTCATTTGAACGCCAGTAAAGGTCGCCGAGTTCGGCGTCGTCGAGCCGATCGTCCCCGGGTTGGCCCAGTCGGCGGCGGTGTAGAGCACGCCCGATGGCCAGACCCCCGCGGCCTTAGGGCCGAAGATCGTCTCAGTCGCCGTGTTGATGTAGAAGTCGCCGTCGACACCTACCCCGCCCGTCGGATTGACAACGCCGTTCAGGATCGTCTTACCGTTGGTCCCTGCAGGACCCGCGGGGCCGACGACCGGTGTATCAATCGTGCCGTTGGAGTGCATCAGCTTCCAGGTGTCGTCGCCGACGTCCAAATAGAAGTAGGCAAACCCCGATGGAGGAGGTGGAGACGGGGTCGACGACTGAGAGAGCCGGATATAAGTCACAGTCATTTAGGGCTCCGAGATTAGAACGCCGTTGATATCCAAGATCCCGTCTACCGTCAGGACACCGAAGCACGTCATCTGCTTATAGAAGTCGATCGTCACCGTGTTCCCGGCTGCGATGTAGAACCAGCCGCTATGGTGATCTGTCGTGCTGAGAATGCTCTGAATGGTCGTCACGAAAGCTCCTCGACGTTGATGGTCGGCGTCCCTGATGCGCTCTTGGCATAGAGGACGATGGCGTCGGTGATGTCGTATGACCGCTCGCTGCCGGCGGCAATGATGATGCCGTGATAGCCGGCGATCCCGGCGCTGTAGTTGACCTTGATCTCGATGCCGCTAGAGTTCTGCACGGCCAAGGCATTCCGGGCTGTCAGGGGGGTCGGCGGTAAGGCTGTCCAGGTCGCAGAGTTTAGCGTTACTTCGGTCACCCTCCCGCCGTTCTTGAGTCCGGCTGGCGAGGCGCTGACCGTCCCGGAGATGGACGACGATGGATATCTGATATAGGTGACCGTGCTCATACCATCTTTCCCGAGACTGTGGCATTTAGGGTGCCTGTCCCCGACGTCCTGGAGTAGTTGACTCGGATATAGCGGGGCGAGAGCTGCATGATGTCGATGACGACCACGCCAGCAGACCCACTGGCGACGGGCACCGGCGATAGGTCTATAGACCCCCAGTTGACCTCATCATGCGAGACCTGGACGTCGAAGGTCCCCGTCGGCGTCCCCGACCACCAGAGGGTGACGCAGATATTGTCGAACCAGGCCATGGCAAACGGCGACGAGGCGACGGCCGCCGACATATCGCCGTTGGTGATGATCGGTGCCGGGGGTTGGTTGTCTTTACCCGCCATAGCGCTTCCTTCTCCGTAGGCGGCGGACCATCTCGGAGAGGTCGTTGGTCGGTGCCTCCTCGACCTCGCCGCCGACCGCGAACTCTTCCTCGAGCGGATCCCGCGCATCTTCAGCAGGGTGAGGCGTCGACATGTGGTAGTTGTACTGGAGGAAGTTAGGCGATTCGCCCTCTTCGCCTCTCAGCACTTTCATGGCGAGTTCGTCCTCGGAGCGGTTGGCGTCAGGGGATCCGGACGTGTCTTCGCGATCGGTGGTCGCCTCCTCTACATCGCTATCCTGCTCGACAGGGCCACCAGTCCACATAGCACGGCGTTTGCGAGCTTCACGAGCACTTGAGAGAGCGATGGCCAGCGCCTGATCTCGCTGCCTACCGGCGGCGAGCTCGGCTCTGATGTTGTGGCTGATGGCGGGCTTTGAGTAGCCGTCTTTGAGAGGCATCGGTCATTCTCCAAGTAGAAACTGGACGACTGGTTCGGGATCAATCATCCCGTAGATATTGTGGCCGGCGCCGTTGATCGTCAGTAGTCGGATGTGCCCGCCGCCAAGCTGCCGGTAGCGGGCTGCAAGGAGGTCGGAGTTCTCAACCGGCGGCGCGACGTCATCGGCCGTCCCGTAGGCGTGCATGATGGGCACCCCAGCCAGCGGCGCCAGGTTGTCGATCGGTCCGCCGCGCCAGGCCAGCGCCTCCTCGTCGGTGGCGAAGTGATAGGCCGCCTTCATCTTCTCCCACTCCACCGGGATCTTCCGGCTCGGCCAGCTCCTGAAGTCGCAGACTGGCGACATACCGAAGACCGCCGCCACCTTCTCGGGATTGGCCTCGGCCCAGTCGTAGGCGTAGAGAGCGCCGCGGGAGACGCCAAAGAGGATCGGCTTAGAAGCGAGGGCGTAGCGGCCCGTCAGCTCCAGGTAGATGTCGTCCCAGTCCTTGACTGCCTCAGGGGATCCGAAGAGGTCAGGAGCCGAGAGGTAGACGATGTGATAGCCACGCTCCAGCATCGCCGTGTCGATCCTGGGAGCGACTCCAAAGAACTCGCCATACCAGACCCAAGGGCGACCTCTGGCGGCGAGCTTCGGAGCGACGATCATGACGGGCTTGCCACCGAAGGCGAAGTCATAGCGGTCGTAACCGTTCCAGGCGGTCGGCGTGCCGGGAAAGCTTTCCAGATGGCTGATCTTGGAGCAGCCAAGCAGGAGCATGATGATCGTTAGATATTTCATTAGGCGATCCTTATCGCAGTAATGAACCCGGTAATTGTGTCCCCGCGGTAGGCCGGGTTGAAAGTCCCCGATCCCGATTGAAGGAAATGGGCAAAGCTTGTTTTGTAGGTGGTGTTGACGGTGATTTGCACGACGGTCGACACCGATGCGTTGCCCCAGCCGTTCAGAGCGGCGCCAATGGCTTGAACAAAGCCGCCAACGGCTCCAGCCACCACGGTTGATCCGGTGCGTATGGCCCCGACTACCACGGATTGGCCGGTCGCCGCCGCTGACTCGTTGTTCTGCGTTGGAATATTGGCTGTAATCAGCCAAATGCCTGGTGTTAGCGTAATGGAAGCCGCCGTGTCTGTGTAGGTTCCTGACGTAGTGCTGCCGTTTACGAGGGTGTTGTCAGAGGACGTGAACTTTTCCCCGACATACCCTGCGGCGATCGCCGTGCCGCTGGTGTTGCCGAAGACAGCGCTGGCGACCCTGCTAAAAATACCGCTCATAACTACCTCACGGCGTTGATGCGGATCGAGCCGACAGTCGGCGCCGTACCGCTATATTTTGCCTGCAGCGTCGTCGCGTTGGCGATCGAAAGCCCATTGTCTTTCAGGTCTACCGAGATCTGGTCGCCAGGATCGAGCGTGTAAGCGGTAGTCGATCCGCTATCGAGGCTGACGACCACGACGGCATTGGTGTTGTTCCGCATCTGCACGACATTTAAGGCGCCGCCGGCCGTGATGACCGTGGCGAAGCTCGTCGTCAGCGACCCGAAGGCGATGGCCCCGTCTTGAAAGGTCGCCGCGGCGGTGGACTGAGCGACGAGCCAGGCGGTCGTGTTTGCAGTGTTCCCCGGTTGGACCGTCCATGTGCCGCTCTGCGATGCCGGAACCGCCCCCTGGTCGCTGGCAATGACCACTGGCACCGACGAGGCCGAGACCTTGGAGCCGAGCGTGATGGCCGTCCCGGCGTTGTCCTGCAGTTGCGCCTTGACGACGCTGGAGTTGGTCAGGGCGCTGATGGTCACGGTCCCACTGACGGGCTGCGTGACGGCCGACCCGTCCACCTTCAGCGCCGTCATCGAGGCGATACCCTGAACAGTCAGGACGTCTGCCGATGCCGTTCCCGCCGTGCCGAGGGCCGGCTGCTTAGCGGCGGTCGAAGCGCCTGTCGGGAGCGGCAAGCTGGCGGCTGAGACCGCGAAGGTCCCAGTCCCGGCGTCGGCCGTGACCGTTCCCGAGACCGGCTGGGTCGCCTGGAAGAATGTCCCGGTGACGGCCACCGAACCAGCCACGGAAGAGACGGCGACCGTTCCCGAGACTGGCAGCGGGTTTGTCAGCTTGCCGTCTATGGAGTTGAGGGCCGCGATCTCAAGAACCTGATTAGCAGCGGTCGCGCCGCCTACCGGCGCCGGAGTCGTGACGACCGGATAAGAATATGTTTGCGTCATGGCTTAGACTTCCTTTCCGGAGATCCAGCAGCTCAAAGTGCCGGTGCCGCTGGTGCGCGTGTAGACGAGCCGGATGAACTTATCCGGGACCTGATTCATCTCGATCCTGATGTCGTCGGCGGCACCCGAGGCCGTCGGCGTCCCGGAGAGCTCGATCTGCTGCACCAACGTCTGGTCAGGGCTCGCCTGGACGGCAAAGGTCCCCGTCGGCGTCCCGGTGAAGGCGATGTTAAAGACAAGGTTGTCGAGCCAGCCGATATCGGTCCAGGGTCCGGTGACGCTCGCCCCCATCGACTGGCCGGAGAGCAGGTGGACGGGCAGGAGAGCATTTTTTCTAGGCATAAACTCCTCGTGGGCAAAGGGGCTGTAGGCCCCACGTTAGGTTCTCGTTGCGACGTTCTCGGCCTGCGTCTTCGTCCTCGATGCCAGGTCCAGCTTGCCAAGCCCCGTCTGGCTCGGCTTGACGCCGTCGCTCCCGCCCTGCTGCTGGGTCGGCGTGGCGTGGCTCGCCTGGTTGGCGGCGATCGCCTGAGGCGTTGCCGACGTCGAGAGCGGGGCGCCGAGGAACTTGCCGATGGCGAGCTTCTGCTGATAGGTCAAATGGGACTTATCCCCAGCCTTATAGTCAGCCAGCTTGCTCGTCACCTCCTGCTTCATCTCGGCCATCAGCGACGGGTAGACGGCGGCGACCGCCTCCTGGGACTCCGGCAGAACCCGGCCCTCTTTGAGCTGGGCCATGACCGTCAGAGGGTCGTGAACCGCCTCATAGTAGCGGTCGAAGCGTGTCACCTGCGACGGCGACGGCTGGTAATCCTTGTCGAACGGCAACTGCGGCGAGGACGCCCGCGGCATCTTAGATGCGAGGAACATCGCCCCTCTGATCGCCGTCTGCTGCAGGGCGGCCGTCACGTTCGGCGCTGTCTCGTAGGTGGCCTGCGTCGTCTCGTCGACCTTGTCGAGGAGCGATGCCGGGTTGGCCGTGAAGTTGTTAAGGGTCTTTGTCCGCTTCTCGAACCGCTTTAGCTTCTCTTCGGTCGAGAGCTTGTCGACGAGGATGCCGGTGCCCTTTGTCGCCGCCTTCTCGACAGGCTTGAAGATCGCCGCCGCTCCTTTGGAGACGACGTTAGAGGTCCGCTGGGCCGCTCGCTCGAGCGAGGCTAGGCGCATGCCTAATAGTTCGGGATTTGAGAGCCCTTTAGTCAGATGCCTGACTGCAGACAACGGGTGGAGCCAGTCGGTCAGGGCTCCATGCCCCCCGGGCGCCGCCTGAATGCTGTTCCTGGCTCTCAGGATATCGGCTTCGTTCTTGCCGATGATCCCTTTGAGGCCCTCGGCGTCGACATTCTCGAAGGTGGTGTTGGCGCCCGTCTTCTCGATCTGATCCAGGAGCGCCTTGGACTTGTCGAGGTACTCGTTCATGATGCCGTTGCGCTCGGCGCCACGGAGCCTGTCATTGATGGCATTGACGTAGGTGTTGAACTTCGTTGCCTTCGTCAAGTAGGTATCCGACCCCTTGACGGTCGTCTTCCGCATGAAGGCTTTGCGGAATTCCTTCTGGGCGTCCTTGAACTCCGAGAAGGCGTTGTTGAACTCGGCTTGGCGGGCGCCGGCGGCTCCCCATACGGCTTCATCCTCGAGCCCCGACTTGACGGCCCGGTAGACCTCGTTCACGAGTTTGCCGGCTTCCCGGTGCTCGAACGATGCCGAGCGGAGCAGGCCGCTCTTGAGCTCGTAGAGTTTGCGCTTGGCGTCGTTCGTCGCCTTGTAGAGGGCCATCGGGTCGTCGGACTCCGCGGCAGCTTCCAGAGCCTCGCCAACACGTCTCAGGTGGGCGCCTGCAGCAGGAGGGTAGAGACCGGGAGTCTCCAGTTCAGTGAGCGTGCCGGCGATCTGGGCACCGTCCCGCTCGACGGCCGCCCGGATAGGAGCCGAGTCGGCCCCACTGAGGAGCGTAGCCATCTCGTCCTGACGCCCGAGGCTCGCCGTCTCTAGGGCGGCTCTGTCCATGACGTCATGATGCTTCTGAAATCCCTCGGCCATCTCGGCCCCCATGACCTCCCGCTCCTCGGGAGTCATGACCTCGGCGGTCGCCCCGCGGGTCAGTCCCTCCTGGAACTCCTCGGGCGTCTTGCCGGTGATCTTGGCGCCGAGCTCGGCGATGATGCCGGGAGTCGTCGGCAACTCTCCGGGGACCTCCTTGCCCGAACCGAAGGCTTGGATGTCCTGGATCCGCCTGATCTGGCGCGGCCCCGTTCCGGCTTCGGGCGCGGCCGCGGGCACCTCAGGAGCGGGGATGCCCGGGGCAATCTCTGCTGGCGCCTCGCCCTTCGCCTTACCGAAAAGCCCTCCGATGACCTCCCGAGCCTTTGCCGCCGCCTTGGGCACGACCTCAGCGCCGAGCCCGAGGGCCCCACCGAGCCCGCCACCTATGAGAGCCCCATAGCCGATGTTGGCAGCGACCTTGTCGGCAGTCAGCGCCGGGTCGCCAAGAGCAGCCTCGGAGACGGTCTGGCCGAGCCCAAATACCGTGCCCTCGACCATCGATCCGAGAGCCTTGGCTCCGACCCTCCCGGCCCCCTGGACGACCCTGGCGGCGAGTCCGGCGCCCTCAGCTAGTGCAGCCGGCGCCGCCGCTTCCGCGATTCCCGAGCCGACCCTTCCCAGAGCACCCACGGCACCGCCGCCGGGGAGGGCGAGCAACGACGTCCCGATACCGGCGACTTCGCCCGCGCCCGTCGCAATCGGGTTCCTCGCCGCCCGCTCACGTAACGCTTCAGGGCTTGAAATCCCCAAGCCGCCAAGAGCAACGTCAGAAGCTCCGAATGTCGGTCCACGAAGGAATCCTGCGCCGAACGCCTTGGCCTCGTTGCCGGCGCCTACCCCATACTTCTGCTGGGTGGCGAACTCCGTCAACTGTTCCTGGGTGGGGACCTTATAGCCGTACTTCTGGACGTTCTCGGCGGCAGTCTCCGAAGGAGAAAATACTAACTCTCCCGAGGGGTTGATCAGCGCCTTGGCACCCCCTGAGGGGACATGCGTCCCGGCCGCGAGGGCCGAAAGGCTATCCTCTTCGGGCAGATCTTCGGACTTGCCAGTGGTGACGTTGACCAATGCCATTAAGGCACCCTCTTGTCTTTGGAGGCGTTGGCACCAGGCCGGTAGCCGACCAGCTCCGAGCCATAAAGGGCGTCAAGCTTGTTCTGCGTCATCTCGCGCAGAGCCTTGGTCTGCTCCTTGGTCCGCCCCGTCCGGTAGCTGCCTGGGTTGGGCATCATCGGCTCGATAATGTCCTCAATATCCGACTTCGAGAGCACGCCCAGCTCGCCGAGGTTCTTAATGTGAATCATGCCTTGGGCCATCAGCCCATTCGCCAGCGTGTTGTTGCTGGATCCGGTGAAGGTGCCCAGCGTCCCGGCATTCTGGTCGGCAAAGCGGTCCATGCCGTCCATCAGCTTGCCCAGTTCCAGCGCCTGACCCATTGCCGCCCGGACCTTCTTGGCTCCGTCCTTCGTCTGCGCCACGCGGGCCGTCCCGTCCGGCATCTGAACCCAGGCGTCCGGAGCAATCGCCTGCGCCTGCGCGGGGGTCAGGGGCTGACCGTTGTAGGCGGCCGTGGTGATATCTTTCATGACCTGGCCGCCAGCAGTCGTATGCTGAAGCTGCTGCCGCTTTACCTCAAGTTCGCCGATGGCCTGCTGTGCATGAGCCGCGGCGACGTCCCCGCCCATCTTAGCGGCCGCCGCCCCGATCTGCCCTTGAGTGATGGCATAGAGTTGGCTCCGCGTGGCAGTGTCGGCCGCTTGAAGATTGCCGTACTTCCGATAGTTCATCGAAAGCAGGGTCTCTTTCTTCCCGAGCTCGGCCTTCTGGGCGTCGATATCGCGGTCGATCGTCTTGTCGATGACCTGCATCGCCAAGTTCGGCTGCCCGGTAAGCCCGGAGCCGATCCCCGAGAGCAGGATGCCGATCCCAGCCAAGACTTTGTTCCCGGTCGACGCGTTGGCCCAGATCCTCGAGGGATCGATCTTGGCGCCCATGACGTCCTGGGTGAGCTGCTTGTTCTCGTTGTCGATGGCGGTATAGGCGGTATCGTAAGTCTTCTTCTGAGTGGCCAGGTCTTCGGCCATCTTCTTCTGCTGGGCCTCAGCCTCCTTGGCGTAGGCCGACTGAGCGGCGGCGGCGCCCTTGATGCCTGCCTCCATGGTGTCGAACGCCTTGGTGTAGGCGGACGTCGTCGCATCTGGTGTCGCCGGACCCTTGGCGGGCTCCTTGTCGGCACCAGCGGTAGTGTTCGGATTGGTGGCAGGCGCCTTAGCGGTCTCGGGAGCCGTCGCCGTGCCCGTCGCCTGGGCCAGTCCAGCGTATTTCCCCGATGCTTCGAGGTCGGGAGGCGCTTCGGGACCGACCGTCTCGGCGATTGGCGAACCGCCCGCCCCTTGGAGGAGGCCGGCGTAGGGATTGCCCGCCGTCAGAGGGCCGGGAGAAGCCACCGGCACCTCCGCAGGAGCCTCCGAGAGCGTGTCGGCGGGTGCCGTCTCAACCGGAGCAGTCTCGTTGCCCGTCGCCGTCCCTGTCTCGTCCTCAGGGTCGCCGCCGCCAAACATCGCCTTCGGCAGCGCCTTGATCTTCTTGATCGTCCCGGCATCGAGACTGCGCTTGGCCACCTTAAAGGCCCCCTTCTCCGGGTGCGAGATCTCAAAGTGCGACGGGTGCTCGGCGACTAGGCTGTAGTCCGACATCAGCCAGCCCTCCCGACGTGCTTCTCGAGGATGGCTATGCGCTTCTTGAGTTCAGAGACTTCCCGCTTGGCGTTGAGGACGCCGGCATAGCCCTTAGCTTTGCTGTCGCCTCCCGCCTTTTGGCCTTGGATGTGGGCGACGAACTCTTTAGCCGCCTCCGGGTCGTTGGCTTTCGACCTCGGGATGACGATCTCGCCGGGCGACAGCTTGGCGTCGACGGTGTCGTTCCTTGGGTCGTCGCCAGGATGCGGGGCATTGCCGGGAACCTTGGTGCCTGTTGATGCCGCAATGGCCGCCGCGCCCAGTGCTCCGGCAGCATTTAGCAGTCCGCCGAACATCCCGGACTTAGCTTTGCTGTTCTGAACATCGTATTTCGACTGAATATCAGCCCCGCCAAGCTGTGCCTGGGTCTGCGTGTTGTTGTAGCCGTTCGCCCCCTGGATGTTCTGGCCTCTGTTTGCCAGTCCAATGTCGGCGCCGCCGAGCTCTGTTTGCAGATCCTGACCGCGCCAGCCTTGAAGCATTCCGCCGAGTTGGTTCTGCGCCTGCCCCTGCAGACCGAGTGCCAGGTTCGCTGCCTGTCCGCCCGCCTGCTGGTTGTTTGAGGCATTGTTCTGCGCCGTCATCCTGGCGGCGAGTGCCGGGTTGATGCCCTTCTGGCTGCCGAGCAACGACGCCGACTGCAGGTTGTTGGCGTTCGTATTGGCCTTGAGCTGGTTCTGCAGCATGGCTTGGGCGGGAGACATTTGGCCGTTGGCCTGCGCCTGCAACTGCTGGGCGAGCGCCTGCTGTTGGACGCCGATGTTGTTGGAGTTGGTGAAGTCGGCTGTGACTGCCGGGTTGTTCGCCAGCGGGTCCTTCAGGCCCTGAACGCCACCGAAGTTGTTGGTGATCTCCGGTGCCTTGCCCGAGGCGCCGATCTTATCCTGCATTCCAGCCTGGCCGGTGGCCCCATGTGGGTCGATGATCGGCCCACCCGGGCCAGCGCCCAGAAGGCCGCCGCCGGCGTAATTCCCCAAGCCCCCGAACGATGGCAACGAGCCGCCGCCGCCGATCCCGAGGGGGTCGGCATCGACACCGACGTCGCCGCCGTTAAAGAAGTGTCGGACCGCCGGCTTCTTCTCGCCAAAGAGCACATTCAGAGCGTGGAGGATATGCTGCATAAAAGGCCCTTTACCCGTAGTTTCTGGTCTGGCTGAGCCGATTGAGGCCGCCTTTCGATCCGACTTGCAGAGTCAACGCCGAAAGAGAAAGACCCTGCCCGAAGCCGGATGCCTGCGTGTCCTTGAGCGTAAGCTGAATCGCCTCGCACTTCTGCCGGGCGAAATCGACACGGTATTGATAGGGGGCGACCGACGTCCCCACGATATCGTCCGTCTGAACCACCGTAGGATCGAAGTCATAAGCCACCTGGACGTTCAAGTGGTGCGGGCTCTGATACTGGCCGAGAATCTCGCTGGAATAGACGCGCTGGAAGCCCTGAAGACCCGCAAGCGACAGCCAAGACGTGGTCAAGCTCAGTTGGATGAAGGCCCCGGCATCGGTGTAGACCCCCGGCGCCTCCGTCCGGACCCTCCCGGCACTCGAAATGTAGGTGTAGTTCCCGTTGTAGTTGGTCGCCGCCACCGCTGAGATCCCGGTAAACACCGACCATTGGCCATACCCCCGTTCGTCCTTGACGGTGTCGGCGTAGTCGTAGACCAGCGCCGTGCCGTTGCTGAGAGTGAACCGGACTTGCGTCGTGCCGTCGACTCTTAGAGCCGAGGTGACGGTGTAGGAGTTGTAGGCTTCGACGTCGCCGCCGATGTAATGGTCCTTCATGGACCTGTCGAGGAGGTAGATGCCTTTGGGAGACTGGTACATCAGCCCGTCTGGCATGGCGACGACACTAGCGGCGTTGTTGCAGCCGGTGTCCGACTGTACGATCTGCCAGGGCGTGAAGTCGTTGCCCGAGCCGTTCGGCGCCGGCCCGTCGCCGACGACATAGCCGAGGGTATTCTCTTTAAAGAGGACCAGCTTGTCGTCGAGCTGCCCGCCAGCGAGAAAGCCGCCGCCTCGTTGATCTTCGTTCTGGACGAATAGGTCCGAGAACTCGACCGGCGAGCCCGGGACGATCTGCTTGGAGTACCACCAGGAGGTCGGCGTCTCGGCAGGCACGGCGATCATCCGTTGCTTATAGGACGTCAGGAAGAGCGGCGCCGGAATCGGTGAGTTGTCGACTTCGCCGTCGGTCGTGTATAGGGTGCCGTTGCCCTGGATGGAGCCATCGGGGGACGTGTCGATAAAGGTGAGGGTGCTCGCCGTCGTGTCGTTCGACACCGGGTTAAGAATGTCGGTAACCCGGTAGTAGATCGTCCCGGCATCCAGCGTCCGGTAGATGCCGATGGAGATGGCACCGGTGGGCGTCGAGCCGCTGGTCTTGGACGTCAGCGACAAGGCCGAGATGTTGAGGGTCACCGCCTTGTTGGCGACCGTCCTGGTCAGCGGCAACGACGGGGCACTCCGGTGAGTCTGGCCCTGGTTGTCGACCCATTCATAGCAGACGACCCAGCTATAGGTGCCGGTGATTGCGGTGTCAGAGACCGACGAATTGACGATCTCCGGGTAGAGGTGGAAGCCGTGCTCGGCCACCTGGGCGCCGTCGTAAACCGAGAGGAACCCGCCGCTGACATGCAGAGAGTTCGCCAGCTCCACCGACGCGGCTATGGCGCCGAACGTCACGGTCGACGAGCTAACGCCGTAGATATTGAAGTTAAGACCGCTGAACAGTCCCGCCTCGGAGACCTGCAGGAGCCCATACTGATAGACGCCTGCAGCCAGATTGTTAACCTCCGAGAGGTGCCTGAGCGTGTAGCCGCCACCCGAGGTCGGCATGAACTTGGCGACGACCTTGCCGGCGGTGGTGATCAAGAAGTAGGTCTGCTGGGGCGCCGACTGCACCGCCGACCCCTGGTAGGTGGTCAGGACGTAGTTGATACCGCCGTAGGCGAACGACTTGCCGCCGAGACCGACGTTACGGGCGATAATGCTGGCGGACCCGATGGCGCCGGCGACGGTCAGCGTCTGCGTGTAGACGTCATCTAGGTAGATGTCGACAAACTCCCAGAAGAGCTGGGCTGTGGTCGTGCCGGCGCCCGCAACAAACGACGCCGTGATGTTAACCGCCGAAGTCCCGGAGGTGACCACCTGATCGGCGAGAGTAAAGCCCGACAGGTTGAAGTTGAAGACGAAGCCCCTAAGGTTCGACCCGGCGTCGTTGCTATAGACCACCCAGGCATTGAGGCTCGGATCGCCAAAGATGGTGATGGCGCCATTGGCATCGTGGGCGACAGCCGCCCCCGACGTCTTGGTAAATGCCGCATCGAGATAGAACGTGTGGACGCTGTTACCTCCACCACTGCTGTTATAGGCAACAAAGAGACGGGTGCTGATGACCGCCACGTCAAAGTTCGCATGGGCCGTCAGCACGTCGTTCGCGAGGAGGACCGCGGCCGAGATGGCCGACGGCGTCGCCACCGGCACCGTGCAGTAGGAAAGGGCGGTGCCGCCGCTGGCGTAGAAGACAATGACAAAGTAGGATCCGAACGTGACCACCTTTACCATGGTGCCGGCGCTCGTCGAGCTCGGCACGACGGCGCCGCTGACCAGCTTCTGGCCGCTGACCGTGTCGACGACCGTATAGACGACCGGGTTGGAGAATGAGAAGCCGAAGGTCGACGTCGAGACGAAGCACTGGAGGCCGGAGCCGGCATGAAAGGAGCTGTCAGCGCTGCTCTGGCTCGCCGATGCCTGGTAGATGGGCGTCGTCGTCACCGCCGTCGGCTCGATCAGCCCAGTGACCTGCGACCACTGGGCCTCGCTTGGCGAATAGCTGAGGAGCTGCGAGCCATCGAGCATCGTTAGCTCGTTCTTATAGCTCGCCACGCCGACGCCGTTCGTAATCGTGCCGCCGCCGCTGTAGGTATGGGCGTATTCTGTGTAGCCCTGCCGCTTGTCGATGCGGTCGGTGGTGATGAAGGTGCCGTTGGTCAACGCCAGGAGCTTGCCGGGAACGACCTGCTTCGGGTCCGTCTTGGAATCCAGGCCCCGCTTGAAGCTGATCGGCACGTTCTGCTTTTGGAGGGCCATCAGATCCCCACGATATAGCTGAAGGTGCAGGCAAAGAGCCCCTTGACGCCGGCCGCCGTCATCGCCGAACCCGTCAGCGTCCTATAGAGGCTGATCGTCCCATTGATCTCGATGCCGGCCGTCGCCATCGCTGTCACGCCGTTGTCGATCGTCGGCACCTGAACATACTGGACCTGCCGCGGCCAAAGAGCCTTAGGCAAGCCGAGAAGGGTAGCGAGCGTGCTATTTGACACACCTTCGATGGGCAACGGAACACTGACCGTCACGCCGCCGCCCTTTACCCCCTGCTCCCAGAAGAGCGTCGACGTCGGCCTGGTCGTGCAGCCGGTCAGCGTCACGACGAAAGAGCCAGACTGCTCGGCGAAGATCGGCTCGATAGCCTGCTTGATGTTCTGCTGGACCTGGTTGACCTCGCGGTCCTTGGTCTGCACCTGGGCGATGCGGAAGGCCATCAGAACGACCCCGACCCGTTGCCCGAGCCGTTGCCGGTCGGATACCAGTTGTCCTGGTAGGTGGCGTCGGTCACCTTCGGCGGCGAGCCAATATCGCGGCTATCGGCGAGGTTCATAATGCGGACCAGCAGCTTCTCCTTCTCGGCCATCAGCGCCGAGACGTCCGACTCCTCCTTGACGAGGCATTTGATCGCCGCGTCGACGATGACATATTCGAGCCAGCCGCTAATTCCATCGGACGTGTCCGAGAGGGTGGCGAGCTCGGTCATCTTCGGGACGTACCAGAGGTAGATCGTCTGGCCTGCAGAAGCGATCGGCGTCAGCCAGAGGTAGATCCCGTTGAGGCGATATCTCAGGTTGGTGACGCCGTAGAACGACTGGAAGTTCGGGACGGCGAAGCGGTTCCTGTCGCCAAACTCGAACTTCTTGATAGAGACAAGGCTCTGTTGGGCACTTCCCGACGTCCCCGACAACTGAAGATCGACGCCGAGAAGCTTGTAGAGGTCGGTCGGCAGCGTGTATTGCTGCGTCGTCCCGTCCGTCACAAAGCTGTAGGCGGGCACCTTGACGAAGTAGTTGGCCCCGTAAGCCGAGATCAACTGGTCGTAGAGGTCGTAGAGCGACAGGTTGATGTAGGAGACGAGCTCGACGTCCGTCACGAAGTACTGCGTGTCGGTGACGTTCGGCGTGTAGCCGTTCGGCAGCATGTCGGCCCGCTGCCGGACAGCCGTCATCAACTGCGAGAGGGTCATCGTCGAGGCCATCGGTCAACCGCCGTTATTGTAGGGGTCATCGAGAAAGCGGAAGCGGACCCGGAGCGTCTCCTCCGGGTCCGGCTCGACCGGCACGAACTTGACCAGGACCCCATTGCGGAGGCCCGTCCAAACGAGATCCTTGGTCCAGTCCGTGCCGTCCATCACTCCATCTCTCCCGCCTCGTCGTGCGGCTCCTGCTCGCAGGCCAGGAACATCGCTTTGAAAGCGTCCGCTAATGCCTGCGGGCTCTTGGTGTCGACGGCGTGCAGGAAGTCTTGGGCCAGAGACGTGAGATCATCGCCACCGCCCATGCCTTCCTCAGGCATCTGGACAGACCCACCGTCGGAGTAGCCTTGAGGGCCATCCTTCATGCGGGAGACGATGACGCCCGCCGCTTTCTTCCGGTCATGAATGAACATCGGTGACCCCTTACGGTGCGGTGGAGTTGGTGAGGGTCACGGTGAAGCGGACTTCCTGGCCGCTCGACGGATCCGTCGCCGTAGTTCCGTCAGCCGCGTAGAACTGCAGCACGACAGTCGGCGTCGTCGTCGCCACCGCTTCGCTAATCACCTGGACGATCGGCGCATTCACCGCCGTAGCGAAGAGCTGCATCACCGAGACGTTGAACAGCCGCGGATAGATGTCGTTGCCGCTCGTCGTGTTACCGAGCGTCACGGTGTATTTGCCGGCGCTGTTACGGACGATCGTCTTAATGCCCTTGGAGTTGGTCGCGTCGAGGGTGACGGCGCCAGTCGCCCCGATGGTCGCACGACCGAAGAGGAAGACGGTTTGCTTGGCGAGGGTCAGCCCGAACTGGGTGAAATACCTGTTGGCCATAAGTAATTGTATCCTTTGATGAAACCTGGTTCTAAGCCAGGAGGGCGGTTAGCTCTATCCCCATGCCCCCATGAGGTAAAGAGAGGAAGGGGAGTCGCCAGCCATCCTTGGCCGGCGACTCCCGCGCCGCGGAACTTAGGCAGAGAAGAGGACGTTGGCATTCCAGCCCGGCGCGTTGGTTCGCAGCTGAGCGTAGTAGCCAACCCGGACTTCGCCGGCGTCCGCGTTGTAGACCCGGAGCATCTCGAGGCCGTCGCCGTAGCGCAGGATCTGCGGGGCGTCGCCCAAGCACTCCAGGCACCATGTGTCCATCTGGAGCAGGAAGCCCTGCGAGCCCTGGCAGCTACGATCAGGAAAGACCTTGATCATGCTGTTGGCGCCGTTGACCATGATGCCCCGGAAGGCGATCTCGGCCGGGCCTTTGAGGTCGACGTACTGCACCTTGGCGCCCAGCGACTTCTCCAGAGCGGAATAGCTGGCGTAGTTGGTAATGCAGACGTTCGGCTTGCCGCCTTCCCGGGCCAGCAGGCTCGAGGAGTCGATTAGGGCTTCTTCGATCGACTGGGCCGAGCCGTCGTAGTAGATCCCCGCGAGACGGGTGCGGTCGACGGAGCGGTCGACGCCGAAGAAGGACTCGCCCGTCGTCGGGTTGGTCGCCGGCAGCCAGCCCGGGAGGCCGATCACCTTGGCGTTCAAGTCGCCTTGAACGAGCAGGAAGTCAGCCGCTGCCCAAGAGGCCGGCGAGCCCGCCGCGCCGCCCTGAGTCGCCGAGACCGTGACGGTGCCGGCGGAACGGTTGACGGCGATGATGTAGCCGAGGGCCGCCCGCGGGGTCAGGCCTCCGTCGGTGGCGTTGGCCTGCAGCACCATGTTGACTTCAAACTGAGTCACGTCGGCGCTGTTCGTCAGGACGATGACGCCGGTGGTGATCGTCGAGATCTTGCCGATCGAGCCAGTTCCGTTGCGGAAGAGGGCGCCAGTCAGCGAGTTGGTCGCCGAGCGGATCGCGCCGTCGATGACGATCTTGGAGCCTTCCAGGAAGGACATTTTGTCCGTCGCGGAGGCGAGCATCGTCTGGTTGTCGATCGTCGCAATCGAGTAGTCGCTTACCCGCGTGAGCAGGAAGCTCTCGATGGAGACGGGCGACTGGTTCGCCTGGGCCGTGAGGAAGGTCGCCGAACGACCTTGAGAGACGCCGGTGATGATCGGCACCGGCTTGTACTTGCCGCCGAAGTCGGTCTTTTTCGGGACCATGGCGAGGAACGGGTTGTCGGCGTAGACGAGGTTCTCGACGACCTGGCCGTCGTAGAGTTCCTTAAGGGCCGCGTTCATGTTCGTTAGGTTCTGATAGACAGCAGACATGCGCTTAATCCTTTAGTGATTAAACGCCCCCGCTCTATTTGTTCAGGGCCGCTAAGGCTCTGGACATTCTATCGGCCTCGACACGAGGCGAGACGAGCGAAGGCGTGGACGTTGTGAGGTCGTTGCTCAACGTGCGCCGCTGCGCTGCTTCTCTCGTGGCCGTGATGTTCGGCTTGCCTTCCCCTGGCTTGGGCGCGGGGTCCGCCTGGCCGTGCTTGGCCTTGTATCGAGCGGACTTCTCGTAGAGTTCCGCTTGCTCGCCGCAGTACTTCTCGACCAGATCGGCGGCTTCTTTAATCGAAAGCGCCTTCTTGTGCTTGTGGAAGTACTCCTCTACCGTATCATAAATCAGATTTTCGGCATTGAAAATGCTGATGAGTTCGTATTCGGTTGGCTTGCCTTTGACGAAGAGGCCGATCTCCTCTTTGAAGGCCGAGAGAGTCTCTTCGGCCTGGGCTTGTTGGGCCGCCAGTTGATCTTGAAGCTGCTTCTGCTGCAGCTCCTCCTGCTCTTTCCTGAAAGCGGCGATCTCCTCGGCAACCGTTGCCCGGGCAACGCCTTCGGGGGTCGGCACGCCGTCGGAGAGCTCGTATTCGGTCGCCGCCTTGTAGTCGAACCCGTAACGCTCCAAGGCTTCCCGAGGAGATTTAGGCTTAGTCCCATAGCGTTCCTTGAGGGCCTGGGCTTCGGCCTTCTCGGCGTCGAGAGCCGCCCGCTCAGCCTTGAGTTCCTCCCGCTTGCGTTGCAGGGCCGCCTCTTTCCTGGCGAGCACCGAGAACTGCGGGGCGATGGCCTCAGGCTTAGCCGGCGGCGGCGGGGCCGTCTCGGGAGCGTGACCATTGGCGAGAGGGGCTTGGACGGCGGCGGCTTCTGTCATTCGCGAATCTCCTTAGAGGGCCTGCTGGCCCGACTTTCACGGGCTGCACCTGGTAAGGTGGCAGCAGGTTAAATACTCAAGCGGCCGCGGCAGCCATGCCGGGGACGTTGGGGACCATGTTGGACTGCGGAGGAGCCATTGGGACCGCTTGCGGCGTGCCCATTCCGCCTGCCGGGGGCTGAGAGGCGACGGCCATCGCTTGGAGCTCGTCGTTGAAGTCGCGCAACATCTGAATGTGCGCCTCTTCGCAGTTGATCTTCTTGGCGTAGGCGATGTAGTCGAGCACCAGCTCTTTCGCCAGGGCGAGATCGTCAGTCGGCTCGGGCTCGTACCAGATGCCGTCGTCCATCATCTTCTCCAGCACCTCGTGAAGCCAGTCTTCCTTGGCGTTCGCCAGGCGGTCGGAGGCTTCAAGGTCCGGGAAGCTGAGGTAGCGCCTGCCAGACCGCGGCGAGATCATCCCTGCCTGGATGTACTCCTGGATGGTCTGCAGTCTGCCTGCAGGATCGGAAGGCAGCGACGAGATGGGGAACGACTGCATAACGTACTCTTCGTCGTCGAGATCGACGTCGGCCCAGTCGATCGTCTCCAGGAACTTCTTCCCGGGCATCGTCACCTTGTAGTTGCCGGCGTCCTCGAAGATCTCCTGAGTCGTCTCGATGGCGAGGCGGGCGAGGTCGAGGTAGTAGCGGTCGTACTGCTGGGCGATGACGGTGAAGCGCTCGCTCTCGATGTCTTGGTGCTCTCGGAGGGCTCGCCCGCTATCGAGTCCTGCAGGCTTCAGCCCAGAGGCGGACATTTGCGAGACGCCCAGCTGCTCGAAAGCCGCCGACTTAAGTGTCTGCAGGTGCGAATAGATCTCGGGAGGGACGATCGGCGGGGCGATATAGCTGGGTTGAGTGCCAGTGTATTCGAGGATGAGCCCATAGTCGTTGGTCAGGTGCTCCTTGACGATCTTGGCGCCCCGCTCGCAGAGGATCTTCTGCGTCCCGGCCATGTGCATAGAGCGTTGGATGACCCAAAGGAGCTTGTTGATCTCAAGCTGAATATTCTGGATCTGCTCGGCGCCGCCCTGCGCCCAGTACCCGTAGAGGCGCGTCGACCAAGGGAGCCTCGCGAACGGGAAGTGGTCCTTCTTCCAAGGCTCCTTGAATAAGACGTCGTTCTCCATGCAGATGACGTGCAGGCCATCGGTCGCCTCAGGTCCAGACGGGAGCCGCCAGGACTCAGCGACCGTCACCTGATCGGAGACGGTCTGGTAGGCCCCCGACTCCATCCTAACGGTGTTGGCCGAGAGGATCGCCGACCGCTTCCCCGGATAGGAGTCGAGGAGGACGGCCCGGTCGACGTTCTTGGTCCGGTGCATCTGCCGAGGCTGCCCATAAAGAGACTCCATCGGGTCGACGAGGAGCTCGGAAGCGATGACCCGCTCGAACTTGACCCGGCCGTAGTGCTCGAAGACGTGAGTGAAGCCGTCGCCGAGCACCGCCGAGTCGCGGAAAGCGATATGGCCCTGATCGTATGCGTCGTTCTCGTAGAAGATGCCGTCGACGAACTTAGAGAGCTTCTCGGCCCGCCGCTGCATCTTCCAGTCGCCCCCTGATGTCAGGAAGAGCGGCTTAGGCTTGTTCTTGACCGTCTTGGCGGTGATGGTGTCGATCCCGGAGGCGACGACGTTATAGGTGATCCGATCTTTGAGCGGGCTCGTCGCCTGAACCTTGGCGAACGACAGCCCGTTGAGCCCGATCATGTTGGCGTTGCCGTAGAGCCGCCCTGAGATCTGGAACTGTGTCTGCCTCGCCGCATCGATCTGAGAAAGGGTGTTGATGGTCGCCGTGATCGCCTGCGCCATCTCGATATGGCCCCGCTCGGCCCACCAGCGGTTCTGCGGCTGGACGTCTCCCGGGATCTCCGCGCCGGTCCCAAACTGCTTCCACTCGACGGCCATACCTACCCTCCTTGGTGTATGAGCTTCAGAGCCTTGCGGCCCCGCTTGTTGTTGGCTGCTGCTAGCTTCTCATGCTTCGCGACCATCTCTTTGGCGAGTTCGTAGAGGGCCTGGTCGACGATGGCTTGGAACTGGCCTTCCTTGGTCAGCCTGCCCGTCGATAGAACCTCTTCGACGACCTCGGTGACTTCGAGCGTCAGCCCGAATCTCCCCCAGGCCATCGACATGAAGTAGCCGTCTTTGTCCTGGGCCTTCTGGATGGCGGCGGCCGGCTTCGTGTAGGTCTCGAAGACGGTGCCTAGCTCGGTCATGACGTCTTGCAAGTCCATTAGATCATCCTGGCGGTTGCGGTTGAGTCTCGAGACGGTCGAAAGGGGTCGGGCACGAGGCAAAGAGGAGCTCGTCCTCCGTCGGCATCTGCTCGTCGGCCTTAAGGCTCGGATCGGCGACGTACTGCGGATCGAGCAGGGCCGAGAAGTCGCCGACCTTGACGGATGAGACCCCCATCTCTCTGCAGACAACGAGGATGGCTCTGATCTCAGCGGGCGTCATGATGGGCCTCCAGGCGACCAAGGTGCATGCCCCAAATGTAGCCACATACGGCGCCGATCATCAGCACCGAGAAGAGGATGCCACCGGCCATTAGGAACATGAAGTCGTTGTCGCTCAAGCCTGCCACCTCCATTGCGGGTCCGGATCGTCAGCGAGGGCCGGGTCGAACTGATCCCGCTGCTCAAGCTGGCGGATGATCGCCGCTTCGTGCTCGGCGACCTGCGCCTTCAGCCATTCCGCCGAGCCAAGCTTCGGCTTAGGAATGACTGGAGTGTGAAGCCAACCCAGAGCAGCCCGGTAGGCATAAAGGACGGCGTCGCAGATGTCGGAGTGGAAGGCATCAGAGACGACGAGCTTGTCGCCGCTGGACTTGTCTCGGTCCCACTCGAGGAGCATAGAGTCCTGGGCGAAGGCGCTATCGCGTCGGGCAAACAGCCTTTTGGTCCGTAGGGCATCATTGACAAGTTCGATATGGGCATACTTCTCAGCCTTCTGAGCGGGTTTGATCGGCAACGAGTAGCGTGCGACCATCTCTTCGGCGATCTTCTTGCCGAGGCCGCCAGTGTCCATAACGAGGGCGAGAGGGTCGTACTGTTGGACCAGCTTGCCTAGCTCCGCGGCGAGTTCCGTGACGCCCTGCTTCCTCTTGACCGACTCGTGAACGAGGTAGACGCTCGGCGAGGCTTCCGACCAAGCCAGAACCGCGATGGCGTCCGCGTCAGAATAGCCCAGGTCAACGCCAATGACGTAGCTCCAGCTAGAGCCTGTAGGGAGGTCATCGAAGTGGTTAAGATCACTCCAGCGAAAGACCAAAGAGTTGGTGTCGACCGTCCAACGTCCAAAGCACTCCCGCTGAATGGCCGGATCATCGATAGAGACGCCCATGCGGGCGCAGTCCTCGAGGATCAGCTCCATCGGCTCGCGTCCCGACTTGAGCTTCAAATGAGGGTTGGCCATCATGTTCCAGGAGTGTCGCGACCATTTGTCCGAGTGGACGCACTCGTGAAAGAAGCCGACCGGGATCGGCGGCGGCGTGCCGGTCAGCGCCAGCGATCCGTTGAAGTCGTAGAGCGATTTCGCCAGTACATCGTCGACCAGTTCCCGGAGATAGGAGCGGAAGCTCTGCGCCTCGTCGATATAGACTTTCTTAAGCGGGAAGCCCCGGTATTTCTCAACCTCGGATTTATCCTTAGCGCCTGAGAGGTAGATGATGTGCCCGTTAGGCATTGTCATCGTTAGCTCGGTGGCGTGCTCTTTCCCGCCCAGGCCGTAGAGGCTGTTGATCGACGTCAGATCCCGCCAGAGAATGCGCTTGGCATTGAGGCGGGAGAGAGTGATGTAGAGGCAGGCCATGTTCGGGTGGCGCTGAGCGGTGTCGAGCAAGTCAGCGGCGATGCCGACGGTCTTCCCGGCGCGCCGCGAGCAATCAGCGGCCTTGAAGCGGGCCGGGTCCTGGATGAACGCCAGCTGCTCCGGGAAGCAGTAGGCGGCGATATCGAACGGCGGGGGCCGCGAGGCTAAGACCTCGAGCATGGCGCGCAGTTCGGCGTCGTCGCTCAAGTCAGGCTTCCTCGATCATCGTCAGGCAGATGATGTTCGTAAACGGCACGACCCAGCTCTCGTCGCCGAGCCTGATATAGAGGCCAGGCCCCATCAAGTGCATGTAGAAGTTGCGTTTGAACTGCTTGAGTTGGTGGTCGACGTCTAAGCCGGTGGCCGTGACATGACAACCTAGTTGGACCCCTGTGTGAAACGCTACCCGCTTGACCTTCATCGACGACGGCTGCCGATACTCGCCGCTGATATGCTTGACGCCGCGGCCCGCAGGCTTCGCTGTCTCGGTCTGGACTTCCATCAGATCTCCATGAGCAAGTAAGGATTGTAGCGGAGACGAGGCCAGCGTTTTAGGAGTCGCAGGCAGTCGTAAGTAAAGTGCGTCAGATGGCACTCTTCGATGTCGAGATCGGCAGCGTCGAGAAGGCCCGAGAGGATCCCGCGCCGCTCAAAGACCTTCTTAACGTGGGCGTAGTGCACGACGCCTGGCCTGTAGATCAGATAGCCGAGGATGACGGCGGGCTCGTCCTCGAGCGAGGCGACGAGAACTTGGGAGGCGATAAGGAGGCGCTCGGCGAGTTGGCGCTGAGCGGTCTGGTGAGTCGACGGCAGAACATGCTTCGCCAGCGGCGACGCCAGCGACGTCCTGACCCAGGTCGAGTAGATGAAAGGAAGATCGTCGGCGGTCGCCTGGCGATGAGCGATCATGGCAGGCTGTTCGGCCAAGGCTTCCAATCGTCACCCGACTTTCAAAGGCATCTTGGCAGCGACAAGCTCGAGGAGCTCTTGAGTGGACTTCGCCGCTAGGTCCTGCAGGGCCTGGTCGGACTCCTCGACGACCTTGACCTTGCCTATCGCTCTGTCGAGCAGGAAGGCCAGGCGGGCGAAGTCGCCGTGCTTGGCGGCCTGGGCGAAGATGGCGGCGATGGCGATCTCGACCATCGGCGTCGTCGTCGAGGCGACCGCTGCCTGGAGCTCTTCGCGGGTCATCCTTGCGTACTTGGAGACGAGCTTGGTGACCTCGTCCTGGGTCAGCGATGCGATGCCGCGCAAGTGCTCGGGGAGCTTGGGACGCCCGGTGATATTGCCGGATTGCCCAGGTTTATAGGCATATTGCTTGAGGATGGCGCTCATGACGCTGATGCCTCCGCTGATTGCAGCGATGCCACCTTGCCGGGTTCTTGACGGAATGCCGGCGAGCATTGGCGGGATCGAAGGCGAGATCGGCAATGGCGATCGTCTCGACGTTCATTATGCCTCAAGGTGATGACTATCAGTATAGTACGCCTGCATCTTCGTCAAGAAGTCAAGCCGGCTAAAGTCAAGCCGGGAAATGCCGACAAGCCCTAGACCATTGTTGCACTCCTGAAGATTGCTATTGAGGGCCGCCCGGCGATTCCGGCGGCCCTCGTGTTATCATCAAGGCACTTTTTGTCGTCTTCGACTTCATCTCCGCAACGAGCGAGCCTCTGCCTTTCGGCGGGGGCTTGCGTTTAGGAGGCGAGCCATGCCGCACTTCTCGACCCTGTCTGCAGAGCGGCTGGCGACGTGCCACCCGGACCTGCAGAGGCTGTTCAACGAGGTCGTTAAGTCGGTGGACATATCGATCTTGTGCGGGCACCGAGGCCAGGCGGCCCAGAACTTCGCCTTCGAGACGGGCAACTCGCAGGAGGACTGGCCGAGAAGCCGACACAATTCGACACCGAGCGAGGCTGTAGATGTCGCGCCGTATCCTATTGATTGGGCTGATATTGTCGGCTTCCAACGGCTCGCCGTCATCGTCAAGACGACTGCAGCGAGGCTGGGGATAAAGATCCAGTATGGCGGGGACTGGACCTCGTTTAAGGACAGGGTCCACTGGCAATTGCCGCGAGTCCCTTAGTGGCCGGTGTGGCAGGCAGGCGGCGGCGGGCACCGGCGATGAGAGGCGGGCTAACTTTACTATACCCTCTACGTTTCGCACCAATTTGAATTGCCTCATACTCTCTCCACCTTCGTCGCCGTGCATTTCAGGCAGCGCAGGCGGCGCCCGCCCCCAAGCAGCAGCGAGTCGAACTGCCAGCTATGACTGCAGAATATCACGTTGAGCGCCTCTTTTATGGTCTGCCACACGGGACGTCCTTCATGCTCGCAATCTTGAACTTGAGGGCCGCCGCCCTCGCCCTCCTCAACTCTACCTGCCTGCTATTTACGCATTCCTTGCAAGTATACATGAGGCCGTCGGGCGCCCCGTCGGAGGCGTAGAAGGCGGTCGGCGGCTTGGACTCCTGGCAGCGGTTGCAGACCTTCACTTGCGGCCCTCCTGGTGGGGGCGGTAGTGGTGCAGCGGGCATGCGTGGGACCGGCAGTCGCCGACCCGCGTCTTAACGTCCTCCCAGCCGACGCATTGCTCGCAGTGAGCTTTAACGGCGACCTTGGGGGACGACAGACCCAAGAGGGCCTTGATGAGACAGTCCTGGTAGGACGCCGGGCAGGCGTCGATGACCTTCAGGGCCGACGGGGGTAGCTCCCGCCTGGCCCGGGCAATCCGCTGGGCGCGGCGTTCTTCACTGACCCGGGCTATCTCTGCCGGCTCCAGGGACTTCGGCATGGCTCGCGCCGGTGATTTGACGGGCGTCGTCTTGCCAGAATTAATTTCCTTGCTCACGGACACTCCTCTCTTAAATGGTTAGGCCGCCATTCTTAGGCGGATCATGGGATGATCTTCAAGCTTTTACTGCACGCCATTGTCTTCCGAGGGCAATCTTCGACACCTGCGAGACCGACAGCCCGAACCTCGCCGCCAGCGCCGTCGTGCTCGACGGGTGGTCCTTAGGCCAAGCACGCCTCCCCTCCTCCGAATACCTGGCCCGCCTGATGGCGATGACGACGCCCTCGGTGATCTTGGCCATCCCGTTTCGTTCCCCGCTCTTGGCGGTTCTACGTGCCAAATTCATCTCTCGCCTCCTCTCGTTTCTTCGCTCGATATTTCTTGTGGCGTCCCGAATATTTCTTGTTCATCTCGGCCATTTTCCCCGGGTGCCTATCGAGCCATCTCTTCCGGTAGACATTGATCTTGGCCCGATTCTCTTTGTTCCAGCCCCGCATATAGGCGCGGTGGCAAGTCCAGCACGTCTTGCTCCCGTCCTTCCTGTGGATAAGGTTCCCGTCCGTCAACGGATGGCCGAGATTGCATGAGGTCTTGGCGGCATTAACAGCAGACGGGCCAATGCCCCTCATCGTGTTTGTCCGAACAGTCACAGCTTCGAGATGATCGGGATTAACGCAGCCAGAATTACGACAGAGGTGATCGATTACTAATCCGTCGGGGATAGGACCTTTAACCAGTTCATAAGCAATTCGATGAGCGCCAACGGATTTTCCTAGACGGGTTATCCGTGCGTAGCACTTGACCTTATAGGACGTCCATTCCCAGCAAAAATCCGTCTTGCAGACCTTCGCCCAAAATCTATCAACGAAAGCCTGGTCCGACTTCATGTGGCAATCTTCAGATTGGAGTGGAAAGCCTGTAACTCGCGCCAACGGCGACGGGCGGCTACGAATAGAAACTTAGCCGCGACTATACCAGCCGCCTTATGCCCGTCAACCGTGAAGATGGGCAAGCCCTGCGCCGACCACGAGAGCAGGCTGCTCGTCACCTGATTCGGCGTAATCCTGGCCCGCCATTGGCCGAGCTCGAGCTGGGCCATGGTCGCCTCGACGATCAGGAGCCGGGCGGGGTAGGCCATCAGCCGCTGGATCTCCTTCTCGAAGCGTTCCCGCTCGGACCCGACGCAGAGGACCAGATCAGGGAGCGACTTCCTCTCGACGGCAACCTCGTGCTCGAGACCCGCCACCGAGTAGTCGCCAGTCGGCAGCGAGCCGCGGACCACCGAGAGCGGCGCCAGGTCGAACGGGAGTTGCTCGCGGGTATCGACGACGGCGGTGACGTCGGCGGGAATGAGGTCCTTACGGGCCATCCACGACCTCGATCCACTGAGTCCCCTTATTGACTCCCTCCTGGGCGCCCCCGCCTTCATAGGTCACCGTGTAGGTGAACGAACTGGCAGGACCGTTGAAATATTTCTTGGGCATGAATATCTCCTGTCCCGGGCTGTCCCGGGCTTTTCGGGAAAACTCTCTTGGCATATGCGCATACTCATATATGACATAATTATCTTTAAAAGAGGTAAGGACACCCGGGACAATATAGTGATTCCTGTTGCTTAGGGTCGGGACGAGAGCCCGGGACAGGCCCGGGACAGGCCCGGGACAATTAAGGCTCACGTTTGAGCCTCCTGAGGTTGCTGGCTTCCTCTATTTTATCCAATCCTTCAGCATCCCTGCGGGTGAATCTCCGCTCGTCGGCGGTGCGTTCACGGATGCCGCAGAACACGTAAAGACGTTTTGTTTGGGAGGCATTCTTATCTTTTGTAATCGTTTGAAACTCCACCTTAATTTCTTCGCAAAGGAACCTTTTTTTAAGCAGCCTCTTACCAAAAGCTTGATGACGAGGGTCGTTGCCGAACTTCTCAACGACACGTTCCTGGAAGTGACTACGCAGGATATAGGCATCCTTGTTAACTAGGCCATCTATCCGCGGGACGATTACGTAATGGGACTCGATCAAGTCGAGATAATCGGCTTCGAACTGGTCGATAATGTCGTCCAGACCTTCCTTCTTGCAGGGGATTCGCAGCCCCTTCGGCAGCGCCTCATAGGCCGCCAGACAATGGCCGACAAAGGCCGGCAACTCCTTGGCGAGCTCGCCGCGGAAGTCCACCTCCCCCATCATCTCCGACGGGGGGACGGGGGCGACCCGGCAGTCGATGACCCGCAACTTTAGCGCCTCGTCATGCGGGATCTCAGGCGGGTCGTTGGAGAAGAGGAAGAAGAGGGCGTTGAGATTGGCGACGAATGCCTTCTCGTACTTCTCGCTGATCGAGTGCCGCCCGTCGCCAGTTGCCGCCTTGAAGGCGTCCGACCTTATAAACGAGGCTGGCGCCTCCTGAACGATACCGACCCGGCGACCGACCAGTTGGGCCTTCCAGTAGGAAGTCTTCAACTCCTCGCGGCCGAGGACGGCGAAGTTATCCCCAGACAGCACTTCGATGACCCAGGAGAACTGCGACTTGCCGGAGTCAGCCGGTCCCCAGACCCAGACGGCCTGCTTCCGGTCGGCGTCGGGGTCGAAGATGGAACCGATCCGGGCACAGAAGGCATCACTGTTGGTCTCGACCCGCGCCAGCATCCCCGCCAACAGGGGGGCAAAGGCGGCAAGTTGCCCAGACGGGACGGTGACCGGGTCGAAGTCAAGGCGGGCCATGACGATGGCGGGGTCCGAGCGGAAGCCCACCGACTTGGGCAACTGGCGCATATGGGTCGTCTGATGCGCCCACGACCGGACGATGGCTAGGCACTTCTCATAGGGAACGTTGTAGTCGATGAGCGCCCCGGAGAAGTAAGAGACGTACTCCCGCAGGAGACCGGCGACGTACTCACGGCTGATGCGGACGGCGACCTGGTTGGCGTCCACCTTTAAGAGAATGGGAGCGCCAACGTCATCGACCTTGACGACCCTAATCGTGTGGGGCCAGGGGCCATGGCCCTTCTTGAGTTTCGGGCCGGCCTTCTCGCTCAGGAGTGCGCACAGGTTCACCTCGATGACTCCCGCTGGTGTCTTCGCCCTTGACTTCTGCATCGATTTCCTTCCGTCCGCGGATTGCGCCATTACCTACAGCTTCACACACTTCATCAGCACCAAGGGTGATCGGGCTTCGCATGATCAGATCGATGATCTCGGGTTCGCTATAACCGCACTTCGTTAGATAGATGCCTATTTTGAAACAGGTGGTGTTACGCATCCCCTCCGGACAGCCGAAACGGAGGATCCCTTCGATCCACGACGGGACGAACTTGGCGGCCCGGTATTCGGCGTAGCTTCGCGGCGCCTGCGGCGGGGGAGCTCGATAGGTAGTCTGCTCATAGCCCGCATCGGTAACTGAAATGATCTCCTGACAAGGCCAGAAATATCGGGCGCCGTCCATACAAGCCGAATCCGCCCCGTATTTCTCGATGTAAAACCGCATCGTATGCCGGTAGTCTTCCAGATTGGCGATCACTTCCTCAAAGCGCAGGACGACGCGGAAACGGTCACAGGGCGGGGTCTCGCCCTTCTGTTTTTGGTGGCTCTTAGTCGTCCCGATGACGTGGGCGCAGTCGCACCAGAGATTGAGCGCTTGGTCGAGCGGCAGGAGACCATCATCGAAATCGAGGACGAGCAGGCGGGCGCCAAGGAAATACTTCTGCTGGCGGCGCCCGCCATCCCAGGTGCAGGACGACCATGTAAACCGCTTGGCGCAGGCCGCGACCCGGTCCATCGACACGTTGGGAACGGCTATAAAACCGCTACCATATTTGTAGGTATTTCCTATATCAGTCGTATTGCGATGATAGGAAATCAATTGACTTGCCATACGTGATGGATGATATTGGGACCGAATAGAAAACCTACGCCAATCATCGTTGGTCGTCAACCGCTACGAGGAAGGAGCTGAATGTGGCCGGCAAGAAGGTGAATACAAAGAAAAACCCCAAAGGACTTCTCCACGTCCTCGTGGACAAGGGGGAGTTGAAAAAACTCCAGCAGGTGGCAGCCAACCTGGATATGACGCTCTCCAACTACGTCCGCCTATTGGTAAGCCAGCATCTCAGGACCCCGCTCAAAATCGAACTTTCGCAGAAGGCATCTTAATGTCGATGAACCTGCTAATGCGTGCCGGGATCCTGCAGCGCATCGTCGCTCTAAATCTCGTTAGGCTGGCCCTGATGGACTCGCGGGAAGACCTTCACCGTCGGTTGTTGAGGGCGCTGGCAATTACCGACGAGAAGCTAGCGGAGGCGACGGCCGAGCTCGGTCGCTACCCGGAGGACGAGCCCGCCTGCAGTGAAGATGGGGGCTACGAGGATAGGGATCCGCTCGTTAATGCTGTGAAGGGAGATCTAGGATGAGTCCGATGGACACGCTTCGCGCCAGCAAACTCAACCTCGATCTGTTCTGCAAACTGCACCCGATCATCGAGCACGACCCCATCATGGTCCTGGCTCGCGCACAGCTTGCTGATGGTATTCACCGACTTGAGACGGCGATTGGCCGCTCGGTCACCGTCGCCAATGTCGAACGGCACTCGCCATGATCGAGATCGTCAACGCCCATCAGGCTTCTGGCTTGCCGGACAACTACCAGGAGCGCCAACTGATGGCAGAGATCCTCTATCACTGGCACGGTTTCCTTCTCTGCCCCAATCCGCTAGTCAGAGCCTATATGAACCCGATCAAGGAATTCCCATGACAGAACTCGCAGCCGCCCCCGACCCGTTCGCCGTCATTCATGGCAAGACGCCAGCCGCCTGGAAAGTTCTCGTCTATTCGACGCCGGGTGTTGGAAAAAGTACTTGGGCCGCCTTCGCTCCCAAGCCCATCTTCCTAGACTTGGAGAACGGCCTGGACCGCGTCGACTGCACCAAGACGCCGAAGCAGTTGACGACCATCGAGGAGGTCATCGACTGGCTTCGTTGGTTCATCCGTTCGGAGTATCAGACGGTCGTCATCGACACTATCGACGAGGTCGAGAAGTTCCTGTCGGCGAAGGTCGTCGCCGCCTGGAACCACGACAACAAGAAGGTGACGACGGTCGCCGATATCCCCTACGGGCGCGGCGGGGACTTGCTCGTCGCTCAGTGGCGCGACTTCATCTCGAAGCTGGACCACGTCCATAATGCCGGCAAGAACGTGCTGCTGATTGGCCACGAGCAGATCGTCAAGTTCGAGAACCCGTCGGGCGCCAACTACGACTTCTACACCGTCAACATTCACAAGAAGGCCGCGCCCGTCGTCATGGCCAAGCTGGACGGCGTCTTCTTTGCCAGGATCGACACCTACTTCAAGGGGGAGAAGGACGGCAAAGGGAAAGCTGTCGCTGCAGGAGAGCGGGTCCTTTATACGACGCAGGGCGGGAGCTTTGTCGCCAAGTCCCGCTTTGATCTTCCAGACTCGTTGCCCTTAGACGGGGCCGTGTTCAGCAAACTCATCTAAGGAGCATTAGGAATGGTATTCGTTGACTTCAGCAAGATCGAGGATACGGACGACTTCGGCCAGCTCACCCCCGGAACTTATAAGGTGATCGTCGAATCCTCGGAGTATAAGGCGACGAAGGCCGGCACCGGGCACTACATGGGGGTAACGTTTGCCTGCCAGGACCCCGCCGTCGCCGGTAGGAAAGTCTGGGAGAACTTCAACATTCAGAACGCCAGCGAGAAGGCCCAGAAGATCGGTCTCGGACAGTTCAAGAGGTTCTGTGCGGCGATCGGCATCACCGACGCTCTCAAGTCGGCGGACGACTTCAACCGGCAGGCACAAGGAAAGCTCTTATGGCTGGAACTGACGACATACAAGGACGACCGGGACCAGACAAGGACGAAGGTGCTGAAGTACATCAGCAAGCAGGAGGCAGCCAGCCTGCCGAACGGGACGCCGCCACCCGCCCCGCAAAGGCCGGCGACGAGCGGGACGGCGAGCCTGGACGAAGTGCCCTTCTGAGGGATCCCTTCGCCCCTCCCGGCCTCTCCGATATCGAGTACGCCCACTGGTATCTCGACCGCGTAGAAGGTTGGGAGCGGGCGGGCAACGGCCTGTTGATAACCTGTGGACTCTGGGAGCCGCCGAGATGAGCGAAGATCGTCCATCAGAAACCGGCACGCTACGCTTTAACCTTGATAGCTCGGATGGCCGTGTCGCCATGATGCGCTCGCTCAAGTCGATGGATATGGCACTCGCGCTCGCAGCTATCCGCGAATGCCTACGCCAGCGGGAGAAGTATGGCCCGCCTGGCACCTGCGAGGAATTGACCCAAGCCATTCGCGACATCATTTCCGACCATGTGGACTTAGACGAGGTGCTGCGATGATCGACATCGCGAAGGCGCGGGCTCTCTGTGCGGCGGCGACACCGGGTCCGTGGACGTTCACGACATGCTACGGTGTGGCTACCGTCGAGCATGGTCCTGACCGTGATGCGATAGCTCACGCCGTTGACTACCTCCAAGTGGGCGACGAGTACGACAATGCCTCTTTCATCGCATCTGCCCGCACCCTTCTACCGGAGGCGCTAGATGCCCTTGAGCAAGAGCGGGCGGTATGCGTCACCATCATGACGGCACTAGGTGATGGACCTATCCGACCATGTGGACTTAGACGAGATGCTGCGATGATCGACATAGCTAAGGCGCGGGCTCTCTGTGAGGCGCAGTACGGCGCAAAGTCAGACCCTGAGGTATTCAGAGCTGCGGCTCTCGACCTACTCCCCGAGGCGCTGGATGCCCTTGAGCAAGTGCGGGCGGTATGCGTCACCATCACGACGGCACTAAAGCAGGCGATCGTCGAGCGTGACCCCCTCGATGCCGAGAACGCCCGGCTCACCGCCACCGCGATCACGGAGCGGCTCAGGGCGGCGGAGGCGGTGTGCGAGGCGGCCGACTCTGTTTCATCGGAGCCGGACGTGAGCGACCTGCATTCTTGCTACAACATGGGCGTTGAACTGGGTCAGCGCCTCGCCGCCTGGCGGAAGGTGAAGATAGAGCCGTGAGACAGTACGAAAAACAACTCAACTAGGAGGATGACATGGAAGGCAAGTTTGTAATCGTTCGGACGTATTCAGCCGGTGTTCATTGTGGCGTTTTGTCGTCGCTGAAAGACAAAGCCGCCGTACTCACCGACGCCAGGCGCATTTGGCGTTGGCGCGGCGCTAACTCTCTGCATGAGGTTGCCTTGCACGGAGCCGCCGAAGACTACACCCGGATCAGTGAGCCGGTGCCGGAGATCCTTCTTACGGAAGCGGTCGAAGTAATTCCGTGCGTGGCGACGGCGCAGGAGAATCTGACACGTAGTCGGTGGGGTACGTGATGAAAAACGACGGCAGAGGTAATGCTAACGGGGACGGGTAC